CCCTCGTATCCGAACACAAACACCCCGCATGTCGCAAGTTTGCTCTTGATGAGAAGGGCGCTGACCTTATCCTCAGCCCCGAACGTGGTAACCTTGCGGGGGTATAGTGTTCCCCTTGACATTACACGCCCCCTGACGACCCGTACAGGTTGCGCCACTCAGAGCAACCCGCACTTATACGCTGGGTACACTTGAACTTCGCGTCGCCGGTATCGAAGTCGTCGCCGTTCTGCAGAGTGATTTCACGACGGTTGTACATTACGAGACCGTCGTCATCCTTCTCAGCGATGACCCACCATGCATCAGGATCCGTCAAATAACGGCTCCAGATGGGCGTTAGCCGACCCTTGAGGGGGTTAACCTCGTTGTTGGCTGTAAAGGGACGATATTCGGACTCGAGCAGTTCGGTGACCAGGAACAAGTCCGAAGGATGGAACAGCAACGTTTTTCCTTCGATGTCGACCGGCAGCCGTTGGTCATCAACCATCGTGTTGAAGTTCAGGATAGCGGCCTCGAGCGCCGCGTACGACACGTCAACGTCGTTGGTCGGCCGGTTAGCCAGAACTCCACCGCCTAGGAGGTTGTGAGCGGTGGAGACTATGGGCTGCAATACCCCATTCTTCGGAAAGCCGTACTCCGTGGTAAAGGAGTTGTTGAGGACGTTGAAGCATAGGACTTCCCGGGCCACGAGCGCCGAACGCTTGAGAGCCTTGCCATTCTTGCGAATGACATCGTAAAGGTCATCCTCAACCATCTCCTCGGAGGCTCGAAAGCCGAGGCCGAAGGTCAGATGTGTGAACCTCTTCGGCTGCCCCTGGATCATATCCTGGTAGATGACCGGGGCGCCCTGCTGCTTGATGGGCTGAATGCCAAGGGCCGCGACCTCGAGGTTCTCTTCCCAGTTTCTCTTGGAGGTCTGGACGGTAAAGATTCGCTCGTACTCGGTTGGCGCGTCCTTCTTATACATAAAGAAGACATTGCGCACGCCCGGTACGAGTAACCTACTAAACGCACCTGTTACGGCAGGCATGTTAGTTGCCTCCCGGAGTGCGGGTCGCAGCCGCAAGGCGGAAGTAGACCGTCTGCAACTGAGCTAGCGGGCTGTAAGGTCCGATCGCCGTGATGATGCACGTACCAGCCGCTCCCTGGCTCGTATTATCGACGATCCACCCGAGTGAAGCATCCTTGACGAGGTTGTACGTGTCCCCGACGAGCGTGGCATCCTTGGGAGCCGTCGCCTTCATCGGGCCTTGAAGGACTAGATCATCTGTGTTCATGATGACCAGGACGGTCGATCCAGGGTCACGGACGGTGTACATATGACCATTCTCGGCCGCAATGCCAATGAATGGCCCCGCAGGGGCGGCTTCGGCGGCGCCCGTCGCAAACGCAAACGTGAGTGGCGCGCCGGGGTTGAAGGACTGGTTGATAGCCTCCATGTATCCGTTGATATACGGAGGCCCGCCAGTAGTAGATTGAGCTACCTGGAGCATAGGTTTGGCCTCATTTGCTCTTTGTCTCGGTGTGCGCTTCGGTAAATTCGCTTTCACTCATCTGGCCACTGTAAGAGCCCTTGCTCTTCTCTTCATAGGCCCCAGGAGCCTCACTTCGCAACTGCTCGAAGACGGCTCTCATTGATCGACGCTCCTTGAGCGCCTCGTTCCTTCTGATTATCCGCGCGTGCTTCTCTAACGGAATCCTAGCAAGTACGACGTCACTGAACCGCCGCGTGGTGTCTAACTGCGCTCCCCTCTTAATGGGAGTTGTCTCGGTAATGACGAGCTGTTCCTCGTCCTTGTCCCCCACAATCTCGTACCCAATCGCCTTCTTCTGTGCGAGATTCCGCTCGTTCACATTGAGAAAACGGTACTTGTAACCCGGCTTCGGGTTCTTGACCTCGAAAGGTTTGAATTGATCCTGATCCAGCTCGTCGACTAGAAGGTCGATAGACATTAGAATTCGTCCACTTCCCCGCGCTCTGCGGGAGTCTTATTCTTGATCCACTCCTCCTCGGTCATCCCAAATCCTTTGGCTACTTCCTTCTCAATGGCCGATAGTCGAACTGCCCGGCCATTAGTTCCGCCTCCAGCGGAGCTACCACGACCTTCCACAAGACCCTTTTTCTCAGCTTCGACTTTGGCTTTCATCTTCTTCTCGACGATTTCATCAAGATGCTTGGCCTTGATATACCGTAGACCCTCGTCCCACGAGCCCGGCTTTGCGCGGGTGCTAGGAGACATAGGAGCCATGAACGCATCAACTTCCGCGCCAAACTCCTTCCAGTCATCGGCATTCCTCGATATCGAAGCCTCACGGTTCATCTTGGCCTGGGTGTCCAGATGATCATGCAGAATAGGACCCATACGAGCAGCAAAATGGCGATCGAGCAGGCCGACCGGATTTTCCTTGAACTCCTGTATAAGTTCATCGGGTGTGGCATCCGCCGCAGCCGCTGGAGGCGGGGATTCGCCTGCCCCTTGATTTCCAAGCCGGCTTACGAGATCGACCAGGTATCTCTTGGCCTGGTCGGCATCCTTGGAGTGGGCTTCCGCCCGGGCCTCGGCTGCCTCAGCCCTTTGCTTTAACTCCGCTGTACTAAGTTCAGGGGCCGCAGCGGCCCCTTCAGAAGTCGTGCTCGCCGCTGTCGTGTCGTCTGGCATCTTCTTGCTCCACTATTTCTGCGGCTACGTCATTGACAGTAGCCAGTAGTTGATCTATAACTCGAATGCCGGCTCGGGTCTCAAGGAATTGGGTCCAGTCACTGGACTCCAGGAGCTCCTGGAGGGCCTGCTCCCGGAGGAGGGAGAGCTGTGCCTGGTATGCCTGGGCCGCCGGCTCCTGGAGGGCCTCCCATAGCGCCCGGAGGTCCTTGTACTCCATTCCCCCCTCCTCCCCCCACTGGGGGCACTTGTCCTGGTTGAGGTTGGAAAGATTGCATCAAATCTGGAATGTCTATTGGTGGCTGATCGAACGTCAACATTACCCGCTCGACCATCTGCGTTAAGGACTCCATGTACGAGGCGGTATATTCCTTCACCTGCGGTGGGATTTGAGGATTCGCCAGTAACATAGCTGCCTGTTGGCCAGCCTGCATATTTTGAGTCAATATTCCTAAAACTTGAAGGAGACCGGCTTGCTCAACTTGACGGTTTATGGTGGCGCTCGAGGCCGTGAGTTCGAAGCCTAGCATGTTCGATATGATTTCGTCAGGCATGTCGAACGCGAATTCGGTTAGGGCGCCCTTGGGACCTTGGGTGATATAGGATAGGCCCTTGGGCCGATACTGATGGTTCAACTCGAATAACATCCGTCCGATGCTGCCGTACGACTGGCGCATATCTCGGACGTTCAGGTCGAACCGGCGGTTTCCTTCCTGTATGATTGCCAACGTGCCCGTCGCAGTGGCGCGGTCACCCATCACCGAAGACTCACGTCCGAGCGAATAGTCGCTAATGCCAGATCGTCTTTCTTGATAGGACATAACCGACATCTCAAGGTTACGCATGCTATTGTAAACTTCGCCCATCTGCATAACCTTGATATCGGACTCGGGATTTGGGGTTGTCAAAAAGCGGCCAGGCCATATACGTGTATCGGCCTTAACCGTTCCGCGCTTACCCAGGAACCACCGGGTATTGGCGATTGTGGCGTTATCAAGGGTTTGGTTGTGGATGGTCGACAACTCGTCCTGCATGAACTTAAGCTGATCGACGATGCCAAAGCCTTCGGCTTTTGAGCCACGAAACTCGACGAATCTAGTCTTGGTATACGGGGTCTGCCCCGTAAATGATGGATTGTAGATGCACCTCATTATGGTCTGAGTTGGTCGATGATATGTGAGGACTATGGACACCGGGGGCTTCTCTACTCCCTCAAGGGGAAAGTCCAACCAAAGTTCATAAAATCGGTTAAGTTTCGTTCGCCGGGTGGACGTGTAATCCTTTGAGGACGCTTCGCGGGCTAGGGGATCTTCCTTGGATGCGATGACGTCTTCGACGTTCTTATATATCCCATCTAACTGCTTAAGCCGAAGGCTTCCATCTGTTACGTCGAGGATCTGGCCGATCCACTCACCCTCGAGGGGATTGTCGACCCCAACTTGGGTAAGCATAGACGTATTAGGAATGTAGTATACACAGGGGAATCGAGATATGATGTCGTTGTACGTCCTGGTGCTAGGATTCCAAACTCGCCGGGACTTTATCTCCCATATGGTTTTGAGCCAGGACCATCCCATCTGGACAGTCTCGATGGCATTGGACTTGACAGCGGTGTACATATCGAACTCGGTCTTCTGAGACCATTCCATCTGCCCCTCAACGGATTTTGCGATATCCGCCATACGAGGGTTGATGGCCCGAACGGACCAGAAGGGGCTGACCCCAAAGATGGTGT